TTTCCTTTGGCCCCCATTCCCACGATGGCCAGATCACGCCGGTCAGCAGGGACTTCATTGTCCCGGGCGGCACGTTCATAAGCAGGCGGTTGATGTCGCCCCGCGTGACGGCTTCCAGGTGCGCACAGATAGCGTCCAGCGCCCAGCCCCACTTGAGCGGTGTGGACGGCTCCAGGACGTGCCATGCGCGCCGTGCGTAGTATGCCAGCGATCTGCGGCACAGTTCCTTTTCAGCTGCAATTATGTCAAGCGGAGTCAGGTGCATCGCCAAGCGCCACAATTTCTGCCAGGGCTTCAGGTGAAAGGCGGGACAGGTCCAGCGCGGCCTTGGGCGACATGCTCCGATCTTCGCTGATCAGGTTCACGTCAGACTTTTCACGCCACCCGGCGCGCGTCTTCAGCCAGAAGATCATTGACGCCGTATCGCCGCCTTTGGCTTTGTTGAACAGCTTGCCGCCGATTGTCGCGTTTGCGTTGACCGTCGACAGGTCCAACTCGTCGCGGTAGTGCAGGCGCAATGTCTTTTTGTCGATGCCTATCACGCGGGCGATCATTTCCTGCGTCGTCCCAACCGTGGCGTGAAGCTGCACCAGCTTGCGCTGCGCATCGCTTGGCGCGTGGGGTTTACGTCCGCGGGGGTCTTTCGGCATTTCCATCATCTGCCCAATATAGCGCGGGTAATTATAGATGACAAGGGGCTTGCGCCCCGAGCCATTGGGTGCAGACCGCCCGCGCCACAACTTCGGTCATTTTGGGCGGCACACTCATGCCGATCATATACTTGCCGATCTTGTCCGAATTGGCTTGATAATCGTCAGGGAATGATCCGAGGCGCTTCCATTCGCGGTAGGTTAGTTTTCGGCATTCTGACCAGTGTGTAAAAATGTGACTGTTTCCAGTCAATGTTCCACATGGCCTGCTGTCGTCTAGCTTTTTGTGCTGAAACAGACTCTGCTTACCTTTGACACGAGCAACCGCAGCACCATAGTTTTGACCTTTTACTGTGCCCTTCCACCATGATAAATCCGACTGGCGCGGATGCGTATCTTTCAATTCTGCATCCGTCAAATCCTGCACATCTGCACAAGCCTCGCCCGCGCTGATCCATCGGTGGGTCGGTGCAAGCTGCAACGGCGGCACGTCAATGTCATTCCGAACGGCGCAGAAAAACACCCGCTCACGCCGTTGTGGCACACCGCAGTCAGCCGCGTTGATCAGGAACAGTTGCGGCCGATATCCTATTTCACGAAACCGGGCCATGATCAGCTTGGTGTATCCCTTGGCGTTGCCGAGGATCATACCTTTGACGTTTTCAGCAATTGCCACCTTTGGCTTGAGGCGTTCTACAAGATCGAGATAGTCAAAAAATAGATCGCTAAGGACTTGCTTGGCCTGACCTTCACGGAAACGCTTATCCTTGCCCCATGCCTTTTCGCGGCTGCCCGCCATGCTAAATGTCGAACACGGCGGGGATCCGTCCAGAATATCCAGATCAAACAACTCAGGCGGCAAATCCCCTGTAATCAGATCACCGATAGGGCAAAGGAAATAGTGCTTAGGCTTCAAGTTGCGCTGATAATGCCAAGCCATTTCCGGGTCGATATCATTGGCCGCGACAATCTCACAACCGGCACGCTTGTAGCCCATGCTTGAACCGCCACCGCAGGCAAACGTTGACATGACCTTGACGCCATTTTTTGGCACGTTGTCCAGGTCGGCCAGCATCCATGCGCAGTCAGGTTTATTCGTCATATTCAAATCCACATTTAGGACATTTGTGATCCATTGCGTAAGCGTCCGGGTCGATTTCTTTTGAACTACTGTCGGGCGCGTCCATGTCCGGCTGAAGGAACAGGCCTGCAATCTCGCCCAATTCAAACCCGGTCAGCGTCAGGTCAAAGCCCGCCGCGTCCAGATCCTGCAACTCGATCTTCAGCAGGTCGTTATCCCACCCGGAGTCCAATGCAGTGCGGTTGTCTGCCAGCACGTAAGCGCGCCTCTGCGCTTCACTCAGGTGTGCCGCGTCGATGGTCGGTAGTGTATCAAGCCCCAGCTTTTGGGCCGCCATGACGCGCCCGTGACCGGCGATGATCCCGTTCTGCCCGTCCGTGATGATCGGGTTGAGGAACCCAAACTCCCGGATCGAGGCGGCAATCTTATCGACCTGGGCGGGGCTGTGCGTGCGAGCGTTGCGCGCATACGGCACAAGGCTGGCGGTCGGAACGGTTTTATAGGAGGGAAAATTATTTCCCTTCGGTGCGGTCGGCATCATACCTCATCCTCCATCAGCGCAATTTCCGCCACGATGGCGTCCCGCATGACCTGCACCCACCGTCTCCCCACCCTGACGTCACGCGCCTTCTCCCATCATCACAGTCTCAGCAGCAGACCGCACCGCGTCAAGATCGTCCAGCGCGCCAAGGACCGTCTTGAGCGCGGTCCGCAATTCGTCCAACTCGTCCAGCGCCTCTTGGAGCTCCTTTTCGACCGAAGCGTGGTCGTCAGGGTCGATCGCTCCGGACCGCAGGTCGTCCAGTTCATCCCAGACAAATGCGAGGCTGGGCCAGCGCTCCCGGTGATGGAGCGTGGTATCGGTGTCCACCCGCGCGCAGGCGGCGTGTGTGTCGAATTTGTTCCGGGGCATCTGCATGGTGCGTCTCCTGTTGCGTTCGGCCGATATTGCCACTTATTGCCGGGGCGTGCAAGGCATATCTGCACGCTGCGCCGCATTGTAAAGCCAAATAAGCACCTGTCCGGACCTGTCCACCAATAAGTCTTTGATTTTGCTACATAACCAGCGATTGCGGACAGCTCAGACAGCAATCTACCTCTGAGCCTATGGCGAATGATAAAGCATCCATAGTAATTATAGTAATTATAAACACATCATTTTCTCATACCTTATGAAACACTTGAATCCTCTGGTCCAACATGTCCAGTAGCATAAAAAACTAAACAAATCAGACGCTTAAAGGTGGACAGGCCATGTGTCCAACGGACCAGACTCGCTGTCCATCAGGCATAAAAAAGCCCCGCCACAATTTAACGGGGCGGGGCGTTATTTTACAGACCGGGCATTTTAATTACTGTTGACCGCAATGGGCCGCCGTCTCCCAATCGTTGCGCTGCATCATAGAGCGCAATGACATTTGCTGGCCCTTGTCCCGTCAGGTCTGCGGTGTGATATAGCCGAGTCTTTGTCGATGCCTTCCGAAATCGATCCACTTCAAGAGGGGACGTGTTGCAGCGGATCGTGTGCCTGTAGCCTATCTGCTCAAGCTGGCGCGCCAGATACGGCCCCCCAGGAACTTTCAGGTCTTCAGACTCCAGCAGATCGCGCACGGCGTTGATCGAAACCCAACCGCCCCTGAAACCTGCGGCCCCTTCCGTCACCGCCGCCCTGATCAACCCTATGGCTGCCCCGTCACCCGCGTGCATCGCCTCAGCCGTGCTGGTCGTCACAGGGGCGCGGGACGGCGCCACATCAAGCGCCATGTGGCCCAGATAGCCCCGCACCGCCTCGGCCCCTCCTGCGCCCCACCAGTCATAGTATGACCCCCACCAGTCGCCCCCACCGCCGGTCCACCATTCGGCATAGAACGCCCGAGCGGCGTCATCCTCGGTCTGTAGGGCTGAAATGAAGTGCGCATACCGTCGCTCGCCAGGCGTGGCCAACATGCAATGCAGGTGGTTGGTCGTGAATATCCAGTTCGTGAAGTTCTGCGTGTCGTAAGATCCTTTTCCCTTACCGTGAATGTGAGCGTCGTCATCGGTGATCCATGGTTTGATTTTTTCCGACAACACCGACAATTCGCGTTTGCTGTGGTCGCCGATCTCGTTGACCAGAATCAGCGTCTTGCGGTCCATGTAGCCATTGAAATCGGTGGCGATGACGTCAGGCGACGGGTGCGCGACGTTCTTGCGCCCATGGCAATACGCGACGGCTTGAAAGATCGTCCCTTTGCCGCAACCCTGCGTTCCCTGCATCACCGGCGCCCAGCGCAACATCACGCCGGGACGCTGCACCAAGTTTCCCAGAATTTGCAAGAGCGTGTGCTGATCTGAGGCTTCCGGAAAATTGACTCGGATGATGTGCATGAACGGGGCGATCGCGTCAGCACCGACGGCCGGGGCGGGCGCCGCATGTCCCGGTTCATAGACGTTGCGGATCTTGCGGGCTTTCTCGTCGTAAAATTCAACACCTGTCCGCGGGTCATATCCTGTCGCGTGATAACTGAGCGTGTCGGGATGTTCCCACCAATAATCCGCCGCCAGCTTGGCGCGGGCATTGCCGGTGGCCTTGTCCTCGATCATGATCGGCGGAAGCTGCGCCATGGCGTCTCGGAATTGCGTGCGGGCCTGGGGCTGCATCCCGCCCCTGCCATCCACCGCCACCGCCTGCCCGGCCTCGTTTCGGACAATGAAATAGTAGTTCAACTCTGCATATTCCGGCGTCTGCAACGCAATCGCACCTTTGGCCGCCAGAAAAACCGTGACAGCCCGCTTCACCGCCGCCTGCATCTTGGCTTTGACGCCGTGCGGTTTGCATTCGTCAAACACCGTGTCGCGGTCCGCAGGTGAAAGCCTCGCAATCTCATCGGCCAGCAACTCTACGGCTGTCAGGGGGTTGTCCTTAACCCGCGCACAGATCAGATCAACCACACTGGGCGCCCGCGGCGCGCTGGGCATGCCATGCGGCGCCACGCTGTCAGGGGCGGCAAGCATCCCGGCAGGGACATGTGATGGGCCGGGCATGCCCATCAGCCTGTGCAGGGCGCCATAGGTGCGCACCGCTACGTTGAAGTCGCCAGCGTGTTCGAAATGCACGAACAGGTCGAACGCATCGCCGAATCGCTGCCCGGTCTTTGTATCCGTGCCGATTCCCGCGGCGCCGTCCGAGCCTGACAGGCTGATCCAGTGGTCGCCATAGTCCCGCGTGGCGTAGCTGCCACCGGATTGCATCGGGCTTTTCCAGTTGTCACCAGACCGGGCATGTTGGTATCCGTAGCGTTCCAGCAGATCAGCCACGACATGCGCCGCGTTGAAGGCATCGACCACGTTCGTTGCGTCAGAGGGCGTCAGAGCCGCCTTGCGCGCCTTCCATGCCGCCGCCTTGGCCTGAGCATCGGCACGGCTGCGCCTGGTCTGGTCGCGCCTCACAATGACGGGATGGTTCGGTGCGAGGCTTGTGCGGGGGCCGACCTGCACATCCCACTCGTAATGCTCGCCTCGGTTCGGCAAAAAGACAAGCTGGCCTGTGCGCTGCAACGCCCTGTCCGGCACAAGCTGCCCGGCGATCAGATCGTTGAACGCCTCAACCGTATCGGCGTAATCCGCGCCAGCGATCGGGGTTTCCAGCCAGCACAACGCGCGCCACTTGAGGTTGTCAGCCTTGGCAGACCTGCTGGAATAGATCACCCTGCCCGCGTTACCCATCACACGCGTCAGCGCCGCCTGAACGACGGCCAAGGGCGGGCTGTTGTCGTCTAGGTCGAGCGGTATGGCCCAAAACTGACCATGCTGGCGCTGCGCCTCATGTTCGCGGGCATCATGCGCCAGATAGTCGGACGGGATGAACCATTGCGCGTCGTCTTTGTGAACGCTCGGCGGATCCTGCACCATGGTCAGAATGTCGGCTTCTGTTACGCCGCTGTAAGGTTTCCCGGCAAGCGCCGCCGTGTTTGTCTTGCCGCTGGAAAGGGTGATTGAATGCGTGTCGTATTGCCCGAAGCCTGTGCAGAGCGTCATCATGGGGTTTCACCATGCTCAAAGCGGGCGGATCGGGCTGCGTTTATCGCTGCGGTGCAATACCCGCAATTTGCTAACTCTAATTCCCGCGTAACACCGTTTAAGAAATGACGAGTGTGCTCATTTCCGTATTTTTGACGCCAATAATCTGTGTCAAATTTAAGGGCGTCTGGAAGATTCCCTGTGCCTGTCGGAATCTGCATCTGGTCTTCGTAAAAATTAAGTAAATGTCTTACATAAAATATTGACAATGCATCTTTCATTCCAGAACCAACATAATGCCTTGCACTTACATATGTTCCATACAGTCCGATATTTTCTGGATCAGGTATTTGGTTCAATTCAAGCAGCATTGCATTGGTATATGATGAAACTGCGAACGCTTTTTCGCGCTCTGTTTCGTTCAACTTCTGAGGTTTGATTTCGATCCACACCCACGGTGTAGTGCTCATGTTACCTATCGTCAGCCTGAAGTCCGGCAGATACCATCCCGCCTCAGTTTCAAAGCCTTCCGGTTCATATTCCCAAGTCAGGCCAAGCGCGTCAAAGAACACGGCCCATCGCGCCTCAAGGCGGCTGCGGAATCGGTAGCCCTTGTAACGGGTTTCGATTGCTTTGATGTTACCCATGGGGATAGCCCTTATGCGGGCCAAGCCTTGCGCTGGAAAGCGCGTCATGTTATCTAAGGCTTAGCGTTGTGACAGATGCACCCTACCGCCTTGCACCTTGTAAGGCAAGCCCCGCCTTGCACCCCCTAGGCGGGGCTTTTATTTATCCAGCACCACCCGCACCGCCTCGCGCAATTCAGGCATCGTGAAATAATTTTTCACGGTGTCAATGCTCGTAGGGGGTGAGCAATTCCGGGCCACGTCGTTGCGCGTCCAAGAATTGACGCATCCTGACGACGCCCGCGTCAAGGCAACGGCCGCCCGGATTATCACCCCGCGACGGTCGTCCCGCGACATTCTCACTCGTTCAGCCATTGTTCAGACTCCTTTGGGGTATTATTGCCATTTATTGACTGTCGTGTCAAGAACCCCATTGATCCGCCATCGCTTCGGCAATTCCCGAGAAAAACCGGCTGCGCTCCTTGCCACGGTTCGGGCCTGGCGGCATCCGATGCACGCGAGCCTCGCGGCCCTCGACCACATCGGTCGGCGTCAGGACCGGCAGGCCGCGCAGCCACAGGCAAGTGCGCTTGACCTCGCCATGCCCATACTGCCACGGCTGGACGCTTTGAGCGGGCGGCTCGTAGCCCTCGATCAATGCTTTGGCGTGCCGGTGCATCACTGGGTTTTCAACCGCTATGCGCGGGATTTTCGCATTCCAGAAGTCCGAGAACAGCGCGGCGCCGACCTCGAGCTCCGCCCACATCTCTGCGAGCGTGCGACCTGGCGGGGCCGTGGTGAGCCATCGCACGCCGCTGTTACAAAGGCGGGTGCAAGGCGGGTGCGCAACCATGAGCAAGTCCCATTCGTCATTTAGCAGGTCGCGCGCGTCTCCGACGATGTGTCGGTTCGATCCGTCCTCAGCGGGAAGCAAGTCGCAAGACCATGCGTCGTGACCGCGAGCGGTGAAGGCACGCCGAACCGTGCCGCTAAACTCGCAGGCGACCAAGACCCTCATAGCCCCACCTCCGGCAGCCGGAACACCCGCCGACCGCGCGCGTCGACGCCGATTACAAGCACGTCACCGCGCCGGACAAACCCGGCAATCGTGCGGCGGAGCATGTAGCTGTTGGAGCGGGGTTTCCACAGGCGAGCCATGGCGTAGAGCGTGTCCATTGAGAATGGTCCGCTCCCGAGGTCGGCGTGCAGCTTGGCGTAGGTGTGGCCGCTCATGGCTTGC